TAAATTGGTGGCGAGACAGAATGTTGAAGTTTCTATCTCCAACACCGGCAACCTGCTCCAGAATTTGGTCAGACAAAAGCCCGCGGTCAATTAGGTTTGCTACGTGAGCAATTAGAGCATCTTTTAGACCATCGCCAGTCTTTTGGATTCCAGTGTTTCCAATCGGGTCAAAGTCCTCACCTGGAATCAAGTTCACTGGAAGCAACTGACCGGTTCTTTGGTCAATATCTTCTGGAAGCGATTTCAAGTTGTTGAACCAGTTGTTTGGCTGGTCTCCGTTCATACCTGAACCTGGTCCGCCATCTCCAGTAAATAGAGTGCTTATGCGGTTTAGGGCAGCAACCGAAGAGTGTGCTGGAGCAGTGAATGCCGCTGCTCTAGTTCTCACCACATTGCCGTTAGGGGCAAGCGTAATCTGACGAACGTAGCCAATAAAGGTTTCGTTAGCGGTCCTGTGAACTACAGCCTCGTAGCGAGTCTTTCTTCCATTAGCATCTGTAAATTCACGCTTACCGACAACTAAGTCACCGTTAGGTAGAACTTCATGACCTGGATACGCACGCTTGATGTCGTCAAGAGTCTGGTTTGCTACTCCAGCAAAGTTATTGACGGCGTTGTTTCCGCCAACCATTTGGTTATTGGTAGTAGTTCCGTCAGGTCTGATGTCGACCTTTACGCTGCCATCTAATGACTTAAGGATGGAAAGTTTTCCGTCATTGCGGACAATTCCTAGGTCGACTAGTCCGTTGCCTTTGTCGTGGACGAAAGCAACGCGACCAGCATTAACTTTGTCACCCATAACTAGGTCAATGATGCGCTTCGAACCACCAGTTGGTTTAGATGGACTAGACAAGTCGCTAGGAGTGTTTACTACTTCAGCGGCTGGAACTTGGTGGTCACGCGCAGCGCTTTCGGCAATTTCAGAAGCAGTTCTGTCTTCGTTGTCCTTGATGGCGTCAATAATTCCGCCAACTTCACCAACAGTAAGTCCGCTCATATTCAAGACACCGCGATACTTTCTGCGGTCCTCGTCTGACATCTTCTTACCCTCAACTAGACGTTTAGCGAAAGAAGTCTGGCGCTCGGTAGTAGGGTTTAGGAAGCCCTTCTTGATAATTTGTGGCTGTTGCGTCAAACGACCAACGAGTGGCAAGTCTTGGTTGTTTTGACCGTTAGCAGCAAAGTAGTTTTGAATAGGTTGAAGAGTATTGTGAAGTTTAACGCTTAGGAAAATTTCAGCATTTGATACAGCATCATCTCCACGGAAAATTGCTAATTCAGCGTTTCCGTTTCTTTCTTTACCTAAATCGTTCGGTTCGAAAATTGCAACAACCGAACCATCGTTTCTAACTTGTATTCTTCCGTTAAGAATACTTCCATCAGGTTGAACTACAGAAGCAGCCTTGCCGTCATCTCCCGTAGCAAACGAGTAAGAAATTCCACGGCTATCTGCTACTACCTGAACTCTAAGATTGTTTACCATCAGAGCCTGCGCTGGAGTAAGAGGCTGACGGTTGTCTGTTCTGTCAGTCCCAAGTGGTCCGGGCAACCTAGGTGCCCTAGTTCTTACTGAACGTGCTGTAGGGGCAGATGGTGCGGCAGGGACCGAAGGTTGCGCTGGGACTGAAGGAGCGTTTAGCGGGGCTTGTCTGTCTCGGACATCGTCAATTCCTAGGTAAGACAAGAGTTGAGAGCGACGTCTAGTTAGGTTATCAATAAAGTTCTGTCGGTCTTCAGGGTTATCGTAAATTTCAGCGTATTTAGCGATGACATCTGGGGTTAGAGGTAGAACTTTATCCCTAGCAATTTGTATATATTCTTCTTTAGTCATAGAACCGTCGAGTGCGTGCTCACGGAACTCAAGACGACCGCCACCAGTCATAAAGTTGTTGTGATACTCAAAAATTCTTTCGGTCACATCTTGGTCAAAATATATGTCAGAGTCGCCAGCATATGCTCCACCAATAAGTGCCCTACCACCGTCAATTACGGCTATACGCTTTGTGCCATCTGGTTCATCAATTACTATGAAGTTTTCTGGGTGATGCAACCAGTCGCCACCACCAACAAGAGCATTGAAAACTACTAATTGTTTAAAGTCTTCGAAAGCAGGAGCATACGCTGCTTCGCCCCTGTGGTCCCTGATTACTTGCTTCCATCCCATGCTGTTGACGTTCTGGAGAATCGGGTCAACTATTACCTTTGCTCCGTTTAGCATTCCTAGTCCACCTGGAGACCCGTATATACCTAGTAAGTCAGCGAGACCTGCAACTGCCGCTTCGTTGACATGCAACCTTTCGTTGGCAGCGGCGACATCGCTTTTCCAGCCATTTGCTCTCCAAGGCTCTGAGTCAAGGTTTTTTACTTTTACTTCTAAACCATTAGGTAAGGTGATTCTGATTGGGGCGTTGATTCCCCCGCCCAAGAAATTATTACCAGCATCTGTAATATCGTCTAGAGGGACAATATTTTCATTGATTCTGTTGAGAATCCTTTGTGCTCTCTCGACTCCAATAGGCAAGACTGACAAGTCTTCAGTTTGACGAACCATGCCAATTGGCGAGCCATCTACTGGCTGTGAAGCGTTTGGCGCTGTTGGCGATGCTGGCGCTACGGGAGCAATTTGTCTTACTTTTTGTACTGCCCATTCGTGCGCTTCTTCAACGCTATTAGCGAGAGTTGTGTCTCGTCCACCATCACGTCTTATAAATTGAGCATAGTGTTTACCGTTAATCGGGGTTCTGTCGTAATAAGCGTAATCTTTACCATCTCTACCAGCCGCTCCAGCCTCTAAAATGCCTGGCTCACCAATAAAGTTGTAACGTTCTCCTTGCTGAAGAGTCATTCCTGCTGGAATTTGGTCTATAGGCAAGTCACCGGCAGGAGTAGCAGGGGCGGGTGCTTCTGCTACTGGCGGTGCTGGCGGTGCTGGTGGTGGGTCTAGAGGCTGATAGTTAGCCTCGTCGTTGGTGGTAGCACTAACTGTTCTCTTAGGGACTATGGAATCAAAAGTGACGTCGTCATTCAGTATGCCTTTTTCCGTAAGCATCTTCTTGAGATAGTCAGTGGCACGTAGAGGGTCGTTTTGGGCAGTGTATTTAGTTTGAGTAGTGCCATCTTCCCATGTAATTTTGGCACGCCACTCCGAGCGCCCTGTTCTTTCTACCTTTGCGGAAATCGCTGACTCGGAAGAGTTTTCATTAGTGATATTTAAACTAAGGAACTCGAAAGGCTCGTCTCCCTCTCTATAACGTCCAGCCTTTTTATTGTTAGTACTTCCAGTTATAGTAAATAATCTAGAAGGATTCTCTGAAAGGATTCCTCGCGCCGTTATCTCTAAACTGCCGTCAGGATTAGTCTTACTTGTTTTGTCCGCAGACACTCGTAGGTTTCCAGAACTATACAAATCAGAAAGCACTGTTTTCTTTTTCGCATCTTCAATAGAGATTTCGCTATTGTCTGGAAGTTGCTCAAACTTAAGTTCTCTGGCAACCAATGATTGGGCGGCTAAATATGCTGCCTCCATTTCCCCATAAGTTCCCGTTACTTTTCCATCTTTATCAGTTACTTGGAAGTAATTGTTCCTACCACCCCAACTTTTGACTTGAGCGACTTTTTTTCGCTCTCCGTCGCCTACTTTGTAGAAAAATTCTCTAGATTTGTTGTCCCTAGAAAAGTCAATTTCCATAGTCCTTCGGTTTTGAGGTAGAACAGCCTTACCTTCTCTGGACATTTGAAATATTTTTCTAAGACGCAGTGAAGCGTTGTCTGTTGGATTTTCTACCGACTCGGTGGAAGTAACTTGTAATTTATGGTTTAGTCTGTCTCTCGGGCTTACGCCCAAGGCTGCTGCTTGACGCAGGTGCATAGGCAAATTTTCGAGCAATTTGTCTGAGTCGACAGCACCGTCTAGGTTGATAATGGCATCTTGAATGCTATCAAATTTCATGGTTGCTGGCTGGTCGAAAGGACTCCTATACCAAACATCAAAAGTTCCATCAGAATTTCTTTTAATTCTGATTAACTGATTGCCTAGTGCATCTACGTTTGTTTCTAAAGTGTAGTCAAAAAGTTCACGGTCAGGACTCTCTACGCCACCCTTAAATTTGGCGGTAACTCTTTTGTTGAGGTTTCTATTAAGAATAAAATCATGAACCATGTCACCATTTTGGTCCAACTGACCCATTAGTCCACCAGGCAGCAGACCGAGTTTGTTTTTAGGTCTCTGAAAGGACTCTGGGTAATTGTCAAAAATTACTTCTGTGTCCACACCTTGATGCTGAAGAGCATCGCGAATTGCCTCTAAACGTAGGCTTAGCGATTGGTTGTTAGCAAATTGGACATTAACGTGTGAGTTATTCCTATAAATAGCGTCAGTTAGTGCGTTAGTCAGTCCCTCAGTGCTGAAGTTGTAAGCAAGTATTTTAGGGTCATCTGTGACCCCGTTTATTATCCAGTCTTGCGGGGTCTTAGAGGGCACGTAAGAAGAGAAAGACAATGATAAGCCGTTGAGGAGAGTTCTGTCCTCGTTTGATGGGGCTAGCGGTTTCATTCTAATTTCAGGTGCTGCGTTCTCGTCAGCGGCAATTCTTCTTACCGTGTCAGCAAAAAGAGTCAAATTAGTTTCGCTAAACCTACCATTTATTTTTGCAAATTCCGCTGGGCGTTGAAGACCGTATTGTTCTAGTAGTGCATTAAATGCATCTTTCATGTCACCGGCGCGAGAGCGGAACTTGTTAAGTGCATCTCTATTGTCGGTGCGACCATCTCCTAGACCTTCGTCATAGATACCAGCCAATATATTTGAAGCGTCCTGACCCTGCTCGGTTAGAGCACGATAAACAGAAGCCGCATTGACCTTACCTTCTTGGTTTCCACCGAACTTCAGACTAACTTCTTTAGAATTAGCCAAGATAGAAGTTTTTAGCGCGTCTATCAGTTCGTCAGAGGAGAATCTAGTTGCTAGTTCTACTGGATTCTCGGTCCAATCGGACGGAGAGTTTTTTGGAGCCAATCCGTCTGGTCTGTGGACATAATCTGCTCCAAGTCGAACTGCCGCGTTGTTTTTTGCGATAGTAAAGTTTGTGAACTTATTTCCACCGTCAAAAGGGTCGTCCCAATACTTGACTTTGTCTTGGTCTAGCCCTAAAGGTTCTGGTTTTCTTTCGTACCTATCCCAGTTGGTGTCAGCGGCAATAGCATTTCTAAGAGCCTGAATTGCATTAACATCTCGGGCACCTAATAGGGCTGGCCAAGGTTTACCGCTATCTCCAAGAGCAATAAACTCATCTAACTTTGCAAGAATCCCGTCTTGAGATAGACCTTCTTTGTATGCGGTCCTAAGAACTAGCATTTGGAAGTCGTGGTCAGTCCAGTCAGGGTTCTCAGACTTTACGTGACGCTCAAAAATGGCTGGGTAATCTACGCCAGGCTGAGCATTAGGGTTAGCGTTGAACCTAACTCTAAAATCATCAGCAATAGCGTTTATTGTTCTACCTAATACCCATAGAGCAGACTGATTGAAGCCACCGCCCATTCCTCTTCCGTTGTCGTAGGCTCCCATCTCGTCGACGGTAGCCCAGTGGTAATCCCCGTAACGCAACTCTGTGGACACACTTTGTAATACAGAGATAATAGGCGCGTCTGGTATTTGAAGGAATAGCGCCTTGTCGCGCTGAGCACGGTGCTGGTCCTCTAAGTTTTTAGAGACAAACTTGCCATAGATGTTTCCGTCTGGAAGTAAATTGTTGGTGTGGACAAATCTTCTACCATGATTTTGGGCTACGAATCGGTTAAGCATAATCATGTAGCCACCGATACCCTCTTTCTTATCACGGTTAGCATTGACTTCAATCATTCCGATGCCACCGTCTGCTAACTTGTGGCTCTCTCTGTTTTGCTCGGTGTATCCGCTACGTGACCAGTTTTCATTGACTGAGCATCTTGCTATGCTTGGACCTTGTGGAACTCCGTTTGTAATTCTCTGTACTTGGACGCCAAGACCTTCTGTATATGTCATTAGATATGGCTTACCAGTTTTAGAAATGAAAATTGCTTTGGCTTTTGTAATTACTGGGGTGTTACGTGGGAGTTTAGGGTCAGTACCGATAACGGTCTCTATGCTATTAGGGAGAACACGCATGTTCTCGATTCGTGCTTCTTGGTCTCCACTGAAAAATGAAGTTTTGCCTGGAGTTCCCTTAATGTAATTGTCGGCAAATTCATTAAGTGCATTGACAATACTGTCGACTATGGCATATTGGTCTTTAAATTTTTCTTTGTCAACTTGCATATCGATGCGACTTAGGGCATCGACAGCCTCTACTTTATATTGAAGTAGATTATCTAAAGCCTTTGCTTGTTCGGCAGTTAGTTTTGACTTGTCCATAGCCTCGGCACGTGAAGTGTCAAATCTAGGTACAGGTCTTCCTGCAATGTCTGGAACTACTGCTCTTGGCTCTGGCTCTTGGTCAGGGGTGGTAGAAGGTGTCTCACTTTTCTGCTCTTGGGCACTGTAGGGGGTATCTGGTAATTCGCCTCTAATGATTGCTCTAGCGTGAATATGTGCTACTTCGCGGATGGGGTGATTCGCGATGACCGTGGTTTGCCCATTTTCATTTTTGACAGTTGCCCAGATGCCGTTGTTGGTACGTACAACCTGAATTGGGTGAAAAGTTCCATCTGGATTAGTGAAAAGAGTCATATTCTCACTAATGTTTTCAGTCATGCCTGCTGGGAGGTCACGTCCTGAAACTCGTACTCTAGATGGTTCGTTTGGTTCTGGGGTGTCCGAAGGAGTTGATGGAGAAAGCGGCGCCTCAGGTGGGGATACTCTATCTAGATAACGCTGGTAAGCAGCGTTTCCCTCTTTGCTTAGGTTGTTACCACCGTTAGGACTTACCTGAGGGTCGATGCCCATCGGGGTCATTAGTGTTCTGGTTATTGATACCCGTCTACCGTTTGGGTCTGGCGTCTGTCCAGGGTTGATTAAGAAAGTGGCGGTTCCGTTCGCATCGTCGTAAGTTATTCCTTCGATAACACCGGCGATGTGACGTTTTTCTGGGTCGCTCTCGATGCCCATAGTGTCAATTAGTTGGTCGCCTAAGTCGACGTCTTTAGCAAACTTTTGGGCTGCTACACGCGGTCTACCAGGTCCACCAGGTCCGTTAGGGTCTGGTGGTAGTTGCGCCTGAGCCCTTGGTGCCACTGCTGGGGTAGCAGGTGCTGATGGAGTGTCTGGTCTTCTGTCAGGGTCTTGGATTGGGTTATCTCCACCGTCTGCGCCAGTAATTCTGTTCATGGCGTGCATTTCTGCTACACGACGGTCTCTACCCTCATAGATAGTTTTAGCGTTTGGGTCTATCTGTCTAGGGTCAACTGCTTTCCAACCATTGGCAGTTTTTTCAACTTTAATAAATGACTCAGCGCCTAAGTTGTTGTTGCTGATAACGACAAACTTAGTGCCGTCATCGTTTCTTGTGACATCGTAGCGGTTTCTTGGAATCTCGGTGTCAAGAAGGGTTTTAACAAGAGCAGCGTCTTCTGGGCTCTCTACGCGGGCATCGCGCCCTAAGTTCACACGGTCTCTTGCTGGAGCAGCGGCAGCAGGTGCCTCGGCAACTGGATTGCCGTTTTCGTCAACAACGTTGTAAGAAACGTGAGGTTTTGCGTCTAGACGAGCCTTTGCTTCGACTTTCTTTTCTTCTTCAGAAAGTCCCTTGTTTACTAAGTGGGCTTCTACATCGTCAGGAGTAGGGTCTTGGAACATCCTGTCGAATGGTTCGATGTCCTTGTCTAGGTTTTCGCCAATTCGCTTGCCGTTGACGTCTAGTTTGACGCCAGCCTCTTCTAGTTGCTCGCCAGTAAGAATTGCTTTCGAAACGGTGGCTACCTTGCCGTTTACTTCATAAACACCTGTCTTTACACCAGACTTAGGGTCAGTGACCTCAACGCGCATATAGCCATCGCGCTTAGCAGGACCGATGTAGCGACCGATTACAGTCTTGGTGCTTCCGTCCGCCATTTTACCTGGGAACGATACACCGCCACCCATCTCAGCCCAGCGTCCATATTTGTCACGGCGCTGTAGTTTTACGCGGGCGCGACGTGCTGCTGCCGAGTTACCGCCACTGGTCCAACGAGAAGCAACTAGTGCTGAATCTTCGAAGTTGCCATCGCCGATGCCAAAAGAGTCGGTCATCAAAAATCTCCTATTTTAGGCGGACCTAGTGGTCTAATTTTGTATAACTAAGTATAGCAAATAAGATTTTGCTGTTATTTACTGATTGTCATTGATGATAGAAATAATTAAATCTCTTGGAACGTCTTGTGAACTAGTTGCTTCCAACTGAGTTAGAACATAAGTTCTCTCTAAAGAATCAACTGGGGCTCTCATAGCAGAAGCAACTAGTGGTCGGTATTCTTCATTTACTCTAGGGTCTGAAGACTTCCACTCAATTTGGTGCTCGCGAATGAAGTCTGTTGAGTAAGAGTTATTTGCCAAAGAGCGATGTGGATGTCCTAAAGGCAGCAAATCATTATTAGAGTCAGTTACGACTGGCTTACCACCAGACACAGAAGAAGAAACAAAGTCAGAAACTTCGCGCATAACTAGAATTTCAAAAACTTCTGGAGTAGCAAAGGCAGTAGCATTTCGTTCCATTGCTCGACTGACGACTTCAAAAACTTCAGTTTTTTGGACTTTTCTAGCACTTGCTAGTCCTTCGTTTGCCGAAGCAACCAAGGCGTTGACTCTGGTAGCAACGTCAAATTTGTGCTTAATTTCCCAGATAGAAAGGACGTCTGCTTCAACGTGATTTTTATCTAAAAACTCGTTTAGTTCATCGTTAGATTCGAAATACATTTGTTTCCCTTAGAGTTCGATAATGCTAATCTTTGTGGCGTCTGCTCCAGTAATGGTACCTAACTGCCATACCCACTTGTCGTGCATATCGATGCGTCCTGCTAGGAAGTCAGCGATGCCCTGCTCGCTGATGTCGTCAGCAATGTTGAACGCTGCGTTTAGGCAAGACTGAATGTGCTGGTTGATTTGGTATAAACGTTCGCACATATTTGCTGGGTCAGAATTGGCTGGTGAAACCTCAACGCAACTAAGGCTCATAAAGTCGCCTAGCGTAAACGGCGAGTCATATCCGAGTTTGCGGATACTCTCGGCTAACGGGTCAACTGCACTATCAGCATCTTCGTATAGTGTCTGAAAGAAGTCGTGGAACTGAATAAAGTCAGGTCCCTTGACGTTCCAATGGTAGCCCTGAGCCATCATCTTGTAAGACACAACGTCAGCAAGAATTACTGCCAGTTTCTCGGCAAGAACTTTCTTGCCACCTGCTGATTCGGTAGGAGCGTAGTATTGGTCCATTTTCTATTCCTTATTTACTAGGTTGTCGGTTCCGCTAAAGGAATTGGTGGTTCCTCGCTGACGGGTGCTGCTGATGGCGGGATTGCTTCTGGTGTCGCAGTAGGTTCCGCAAGTGGCGGTGCCTCGGCTGGAACTGCATCTGCTGGGGCTTCAGTGGCTGGGGCTGGCTGACCTTGAAGCATTTGGTCTAGACCTTCTGGCAACGGAGCAGGGTTAGCAGCCTGAGCAGCCTCGCGAACCTTAGCCATAACTTCTGGGGCAACTGCGCCAAGCATTGCTTCGGTAAGTTCTGGCGTAATCATTCCTTTGTCTACAAGTAGACGTAAGGCAACTTCGGTAGGGCTTGGAGCCTCTGCTTCGTTGAAGCCGTGAGCACGTCTCCAAGTTTCGTATGAGATTGCCATCTTCTCAAAACCTGAGTCAGCATCTGCTGCGCGGTCGTTACGAGTAGCAACCTGACTTGGGTCATACCAAACAACGATGCGCTCTACTTCTGCTTCAGAGAAACCGTTCGCCTTTAGATACGGACGTAGGTAAACAACAGTTAGGGCATCGGCAATCAAAAGCATCAGAGGCTCGATGTGCGCCTTGTATAGGCTCTCGTCAATCTGAAGTGCGTTCGAATACTTGACGTTTGCCAAACCCGTTACAACGTCCTTAGGAACGTCGATACCCTGCATAATGCGCTCAAGCACTCGGTCAGAACGTGCTGCCAGTGCTGGGTCGAATGAACGCTCAAACTTGAACTGCTTGATTTTGTCGCCAAGTTCAGCAGGACCACGAATGATTAGCGGAACAACCGCGCTCGCTGAATCCTCGTCCTTAATAGGAGTTGTCATCGCGTCAATGAGTTGGTCTTCGAACTCGTCTTCGACTTCCTCTGGAGTGGCTTCGCTGTAAAGGCCATCTGCGTCGTCGTAAGGATAGTTAGGGTCTGGAGTAGAAGCAACGCTTAGACCATCTGGCAAGTAAAGAGCACCAGCGTTGAGGCGTGAACGTGCGGTAGAGCGGAACGTGCGGTTTAGAAGTAGCAACTCAGAGCAAAGGTCTAGAACTCCGCGTAGTGATGAATCCGCTTCTTCTGAGAAACGTGGGTGCGACTTCCAAATACGTCCAACGAAAGCACCCTTAGGTAGTGGAATTGTGCCTGGCTTGTTTACCGTAGCCGCGCCAATCTTTAGTTCGCGACGTGGAGTAATGATGTAGTTGCCCTTAGCGTCTGCGTTGATTTCGTCAACCGAGCGGACGTCCCACGATTCTGGAATTTGTGAGCCGATACGCTCTGGAACCTGAACTAAGTAGCACTCGCCAGTAACCTGTAGGTTTAGCGCAGCGTCCTTGAGTAGACCTGCTTGACCGCCGTATGCGCTGTCGAGACGTGCGAGCGCACGCTCTGCTGCGTCGATAATGCGCTGGTCATAGTTGTCGATGTTGCGAATCGGGCTAGGCGATTCTGCTGGATTAGAAACTACGGCTGGATAGAGACGAATACGAGAAACAACAGCAGCAACTAGATTGAAAGCGTATTTGATTTCACCGATTGCGTCGTAATACTCCCACGCTTCGCTCTGCCACATACTCGACCCAGCATTGCGACGTTGCTTGAACATATCCGCTTCGGCGCGGTCGCCAATTTTTACTTGAACCGCAGCAGCGGTAAGCGGACGCGGTGCGTTGTAAGCAACTGCTCGCGCTTGTCCAGTAGAACTTAGAAAAACTGAATCTGCTGGAAGCGAGGTAGCAGGGTTAGAGAAGTTGCGCGGAGCACTGGCACGAATACCTGAACGTGCTGGCTGTGGCTGGTCGGCAGAGTCGCGCCTAAAGATACCCAATGGGACTCCTGTTTTCTCTAACGGAACGCTAGTTGTCTAGACGTGCGGCTATTAAACCAGCAACGGCGGAAAGTGCGAATGGTAAGGCAATAACTGTTGTTGCTGTTGGAACTATTGTATAGCAAATAACTACTAGTGATGCTACCCAAATGCTGAAGCACCAGTTGCAAGTAAACAAATATCCGATTTTTGTGTGCGGTGGTTTGCGTTTCCAAATCCACTCGCGCAAGTTCTCGAAAATTACGTCAACAGTAAATAGACGCGAAATCCTAAACGTCGCTAAGGCAAGAATAAGAAGCGGAACTGGTTCGGTCATTCGGTAGGGTCCTTTATCGATTGGATGGTGCGGTATGGATTCCAAGAGCGTAAACGTGAGCCACATCCGCAGTTGGTGTCTTTTGAGAACGCTAGGGCTTTACCGCTAACGGTAATCAGTCTATAGGTGCCGTCATTGGGTTCTTGTAGTTCGGCTATCTTTTCACGGAAGACGATTTGAGCGCCTTCGGGGGAGTCTTGGGCAACTAAAACGAGTTGGTTGCCTTCGACGTTCATGATAATTACGCGAGTCGTGCCAACGTAGAACGCTCCTTCTTGTGGCGGATGCGAGTTGAGAGTGAGAACGTCGGTAAAAACGTTAGCGGGGGCTACTTGAACGTGGGCGGGGAACAGGTCTATCTCGATTTTCATTTATTTTCCTAGACGTCGAGCAATTGCTCTGTTAGTTACGTTGGCTGATTGAGCAATCTCGGCGATTTTGACGTCTTTTTCATAGAGAGAGCGAATTAGTTCATTGAATTCGTCGTTTGCTTGTCCAGATAGGGACGTCGACGCCATTCCACTACGGAATAGACGTGCGAGTGGCGCGAGATATGCCAGACGTTCTTGGTCTTCAGGGGAAATGCCCGGAGAAACGGCAGTTTTACGCTGATAACCCTTTACTGGACGTCCGTCTGTTTCTTCCCAAGGGGTGGGAACTGGAGAAGTAATGGCGTTGGCTGGTTTATGAGCGTTTTGGACCCAATATTGGACAGTTGAGCGTTTGATGGGTGGCTCAAAGGCGTCCCCAATCGCTTGGAGCGTCCAGCCTAGGTCGTAAAGTTGCTTTGCTCGCCAATTACGTCGATACTTTGACTTTTTGACATCCCTAAGTATCTCAATCTCGCTTTGGGGAAGATTTTGCTCTCTCGCATAGTCGCGTTTCATAATGTATACATTATCACGTCTGTCCGAAGACGTTATTTTTTGGAAAATGCGGAGATGGGTTCTAGAAATAGGGGCGTCTGCTAGAAATGGACTAAGGGCGAAAAGTGATACATTATCGTATTTTGGCTTTGGCGTGTGAGTGGGGAACGATGTATTTTGGAGACCTCGAAAATCGTTTCCGGACAAAAATGCCGAAAAAAGTGCCGTTTTTATGCCGAAAATGTGCCGAAAAACGACTTTTTTGATGCTTTTGTGTGCTTTTTGGCTGAAATCGAGTCAAAATCGACTATAAGAGAGTCAATAAAAGTCAAGAATTGTCTATTTATTTGCTAGAAGTAGCCTAGATGACTAATAGTCTACTAAACAAGTGCTCAAAAGTCAAGCAAAGAGTGCCTAAAATGTGCCTAAAAGTGCCTATTTTAGCCTGTTTTTAGGCTTCTTCTGCCTGGTATGGGTGCTTATAGCCAGGCTAAGTAAGGCTAATGGATTTTCCATGCTGGTCGTTGGATAGGGCACTTTATTCAATAAAATAGGCTGGTTTGGTGGTTCTGGGTAGGAAGCAGTCAATCAGGGTGCTTATTTGCTAATACTGACTAGGGGGGTATAAATTATCGTTAGAAAGACTTGACAAGATGACAAATTACTGCTATCTTATTACTCCAAGCAAAGATTATTAGATAGGAAAAAAGAAATGGCTGAGATTGTTGGAACTTACCACGGCATCAAGATTGGTAAGACCGCATCAGGAACTATTGCCCGCATCTGCTCTAGATGTTCGGGTTCTGGTATCTGGGGTCAAACTATGGTCTTTGGTTTCACCGCACGAACCTATGTGTGCTTCAAATGTAACGGCATAGGTCTTGTAGGTAAGACCTATCTAGATATGCCAACCGCAATAGCAGATTGTGCCAAATTGGAGAAGAGCCGTGTGAAAGCAAAGGCTAACCGTGATGCTAAGAGCGAAGCAAGACTAGATGCTTGGAGAGAAGCCAACAAAGAAATGCTAGAAGCACAGGCTAAGGCTAAGGCTGAACGGCAAGCAGAACTAGAAGTTCAGATTGCTAAGTCCGTGTATCTATCAGGCTCTGTAGGAGACAGAGTTGCCTTTGACGGTGTGATTACTAAGGCTATGACATTCGACACTAACTACGGTTATGTATCTGGGACTACCAGAATGCTTATCGTAGAGACCGCAGACAACTGCCTTGTGAAAATGAACACATCGGCAGAGTGGGCTTATGGTTTAGAAGAAGGTGCTTCCGTATCTATGGTGGCAACCATCAAGGAGTTCTCTGACTACAGGGGAATCAAGCAAACCGTAGTCAAGTCCCCTAAGATTCTAAGGCTTGAAGAAGTCGAAGAAATCTAGGATTAGGACTTGACAAACACCCGCGCAACATATACAATTTACTTATGAGAAAACAAGGAGGTCAAAATGACTATCTCAAAGGAACACCTAGAAAGACCAATCAACCCATCTATGCCAAATAAGGCGTGGTCAGAGATTCTGCCCAACCTTTGGCAAGGCGGTACTATCGACCACTGGGCACCAGACCAGTGGATTGAAGACAGACTAGAAGACATCGGAAGAGTGGATGGGCGCAAAGCCTTGAAGAAGAAAATCACTCCAGAAGATTTCGATTCGGTCTACACCTTCTACGCAGACGCAGAGCCAGCAGATTGGTTTGTCAAAGAGATTCGCTATCCGTTCTACGACAGCGACCTAGGACACGCACTAGGCGATGTCGAAGTTGAGTTGATGGACATTGTCCGTATGGCAAGCAGAGACTGGACTAATGGCAAGAAGGTTCTTATCCGATGCCAAGCAGGTCTCAACAGGTCAGGTCTAGTAATGGGTCTCGTTCTGATTCGAGCAGGATACACCGGAGAAGAAGCACTACACCTAATGCGTAGTGGAAGAAGCGAGTGGTGTGTATGCAACAAGTCGTTCGAGCGATACTTGCTTACTACTGACCCAGCAATCTGGCGCAACTAAGAAACAAAAAGACAACCCGCACTGAGAAATCAGGGCGGGTTTCTTTTATCTAATCCTAAACATATTGCTTTTGAAGTCTGGCATCTTTCTATGAGCCAAAGACTTAGCAGTTAGTTTGCCACCAATGAAACCAGCAGGTGGTTTGATAAGCAAAGCCGTAAGAGCGTGGACAAGAGCATCGACTCGGTCAGGAGATTTTCCTTCGCCCGGTATCCAAGAAAGCATCTGAGACTCTAGGTCTCCCATATATCCGATGTGGTGAACACGACCCTGCTCATAAGCAAGGGTGATTGGTTCAGCGCGAAGAGCCTTACCGTATTTAGAGTGGACTTCTAATACTTTGATGCTTGGGTCAATGGCGTTGATAGCATTACGCACTAGCGCACCACCTTGGTTGATTTCTGCTACAACTGGGCAACCCCACTTGCGAGCCATAGCCACAACTTTGTTAGCCCATACATCAGGCGAACCGTGAATAGAAGCATCTTCTAATACCCAAGAGTGTCTCTTGTATAAGTCTCTCTCGCCCGTAGACGAGACCACGACAATCCCGCACTCGTCTCTTGGGTTCTCTGCTACTGACGGGTCTACCCCAATGATGCGAAGCGGGGCAACAGGTGGTAGAGAGTGCTCACGATAGTTCTCTAGCAGTTCTTCTGTCCATAGCGCACCTTCAACAGCGTCAAGCATCTCGCCATAGAGTTCTTGCTGTGCCAATCTAGTTCCAGCATATACACCGGTAATAGCATCGAGATAAGCGCCAGACAAGTTACCAGAGTTGTCCATAGTCGAACCCCTAGTTATTACTACACGACCGCCTTTGGCTTCTTCCATCAACTTGTAAAGCAAAGGCACCCGCTTAGGTGTGGTGGTAACTACCATCTGTGGATTGTTACCAAGACGAGTTCCAACACGAAGGTTGTCGAACGCTGTCATACCAGCAGCATCAGGTGTCTGTCGCCACGCAGCAATCTCGTCGCCCCAAGCGTGAGTGAATTGTGGACCACGAAGTGAGTCAGGTTCATCGGCTGTAAAGGCTGTGGCAGTATTTCCATTAGGCCAAGTCAATCTTCTCTTAGAAGGTTCGTAGAGTGGTCGCTCACTAGGTGGAGACACATTCAAGATTCCAGACTCGCCTTCGATGATTACATCTCGCACATCGGCAGCAGTTCTAGCAACTAAGGCAAAACGCCTTTGACCCGTATTCGTGTATCTTGCTTGTTCGCGAACCCACTCGGCAGCAAGGCGCGTCTTTCCGAAACCACGACCTGCCATCACTAGCCAGATAGACCAGTCGCCAACAGGTGCTTGCTGTTCAGGTCTACCCCATACTGACCAATCCCACAGCAACGAGTCTGCGTCCATACCAGCGAGCACCAATGCTCTTTCATCGTCAGGCAGTTCGGCGAGAAGTTCCATAATACTTTTAGACATACAAATATTATAACTAACCGCAAGCACAGTAAAGAGAAACTCCCCGCCTTTCGACGGGGAGTTCTTTACATTACGCGATTACTTTTTACGATTGGTCTGTAGACCACAGATGTAGAACCTTTCGGTGGTTCTATATATCCGTATCGTGTTAGTCGGAAACGCAAGGCACCGTGCGTAACACCTAGGCGCTTTGCTAAGCGATAAAGAGTTACACCTTCCATCATCGCTTGGTTGATTAGTCGTGTGTATTCTTCGGCTTCGGCTCTGAACCTTTTGCCACTAGAGCGAACCTGCTGAGCATAAGGCTGAAGTTCCAGAGCACGGGCTAGAAGTTCAGGAGAAGGCTCGATGTATTTCTTCTTCTCCTTGGTCTCGACCTGTGGTGGGTTCGGCACAGGTAGATTCTGCGAGAGATTCATACCCGAGTCAGCCATCTCACAGATTTGGCGAACGCGCTCGCGGGATACGCTAATTGATTCTGAAATAGCCTGAAGCGTCCAGCCCGCGCGACGAAGACTGCGAACATAGTCGTCGCGAGTCTCGCTGTTGCTGATGGAAGCCAGCAAGATTCTTGTTTCTAGTGGTAACTTGACAAGTCGCTTTTTTATTTGATTAGTCATTTGTTCCTTTCGTTATTGATGTCTACCTAAAGAATAAACCGTAAGATAACAAAACGCAAGCATGTTTGCTACGAGAATACATGAAAAAACCACGACCCTTGTCTGTAGCATAAGAAAAACCCCCGCACACATGCACGGGGGCTTCTATAATGTTTAGTGGCAGTTACAATCGCAAGTTCGTAATCCGCGCTTTATTGTTCTCAGGGTTCTGCGCTCTGATGCAAGTTCAGATGCTTCCGTATTGAGTTCGCGCATCCTGCGTGCCCACTTGGTGAGCGGGTCAATGCGAACCCCTAGTTCTTTGTCTGTGCCCTGCGACCTAGCAAGTTCCAAACCAGACTGAGCCTGCTCTTGATTGATTTCCACAAGACGCTTGCCAATAACTTCTAGGCGGTCTTTGATTTGAGTAATGTCCATTACTACCTTTCCGTAATCAAACTGTTTGACTACACATCAAGTGTAATAGAAACCTAAGACAAAGTCAATAGGCAATTGCTACGGGATTAGGTTTACGCCAATGTCCCCATCGAACAAGACTCTAAGCGTCTCGGTATCTATTAGTCCCGCATCTGCCAAGTTCTTAGATTTCCTAAAGTCTTCGATGGCAATTCGAGTTCCATCTCCGAACCAACCATCTTTATCCAAGAAAGCAGATGTAAAGCCGAGTTCATTCAGTCTCCGCTGAAGGTGGTGAACACTAAGCGATTTCTTGTTGAGTTGATTCTTGTAGACAATAGCGCCCAGCGATACATCGTCTACTTCCTTGCCACTAACCACAAATGGTGTTGCTGGCTTAGGAAGCGACTCTATGTATTTGTTCATGTCCACCGGGATTGCTTCTTTGTATCTCTTCGGTGGTAAGGGTGCCTGATTATTCATGTATTACCTGCTGTTTTTAGAAAGCACGGCAAGAGAAATAGATGCTCCCACCAACGCTAAAATCAATCCAACTAAAGACGGGAAGACCAGCGCGACCAGCACTCCCAAGACTGCCAACACTACCGAGATAACGGCAGTCCAAATAACATCACGCAATCTAACTAACCAACTATTCATCTGTTTCATCTTTCTTCTTAGGAAGAACCACCCCGAGTAGCGGGGCGGTATCTTCTTCTTCTTTGTCTAAGTCCGTGCGACTGAACCCATTCTTGGTGTTCAATAGCCAAGCAAAAAATATGACAAACAAAAGACCAATAAATCCATTGATGTATTCGTTCACAGCAATCGCTCTCCTAATAGGCGGTAACTTAGTTAGTAACCACTAACCCTATTCTACGACACTATAACTTTGTTCTTGTCTTCGTCATAGAACCATACGGCACAAGGGTTAGTCTCGCCTTTGGCAGTCGGGCAGTAATCTACTTCTCTGCTAGAAGCATAGTTAGCAAATCCCCTGTCAAGGGCATCTGCTGAGAAGTAACCCTTCTCGGTATAGATGGTGTGGTGCCATACTCCACCGCGCAGGAGAGAGTTAGTTACTCTCTCTCCGCACTCGGAGCATTCACCAAACCACAGGCGGTTGTCTTTGCGATAACCATCTTCTGGGCTTAGCACTGAGAAGTTACTCCCAGTGCCCTTTGTTCTAGTCTCTTCGATACTTGTCATTCTGTCTCCTACTTGTTTGTTCCATTGTAGATGTCGCTTACGACATTTGCCCAGACTCGCGGGGTGTGGGTTAGGGGCTGGTAACCACCAGCGCCACCAATCAACACGCGACCATCGGCATACTTGTTAGCCCACTCTGCCACCTTGCCAGCAGCGTAGTGATA